TCTTCTTTTGCTTGTATGTATTCGTTATACAAAGCTAAGTTTTTGTTATATGCTTGTTTTTCTATAGCATCTGCACCTGGTGCTAATACTGGTTTTTCTGTAACTAACGCTTGTGATTCTAACAACCTTGTACCAGACAAAAACATTTCTACCTGATTTGCTATTTCCATTTTTCTATCAGCTTCTTTTTGTCTTGTGTCTAACAAATGTTGTCCAAACCTTACAGCATCACTAGCTGTCATGTTAAGTCCTAAAGCATTAAAATACTTTTGTAATTCTGCTTCCATTTCTATTGGACTAGGGTTTACTAAGTTATATCTTCTATCTTGCCAATACTCTGTTCCTACACCCATTACTGCATCTAATGAATTTATCTCTAATGTTTTGTCCATGATGCCTTGTACAACATTTGATTTACTTGCACCAAAACCTAGGTTGTTCCAGTCAGATACTTCTGAATTGTAATTAGATACAACATTGTCATACGCATCTGGATTTAGTGCGTTCATTAACACACTGTTATTTCCTTCTTCCATTAACAATGCAATAAACTGTAACTCTGGATTACCTGGACTAATAAATCCATCTCTTTCTATTAATCCTTCGTATGTTTCCCTATCGTAAAATATCATAAGGTCTTGTAATTCTTTTATCTCTGTATTGCTTAATGAGTACAGTAATTCTTCTGCATCACCTAATTTAAATACTGCTTTTACAATATTGCCATTAGCATCTTTTATAGAGTCAGCAGATTCCTCTCCTGTTTTAATAAATGAACCATCTTCTACTGCTGTATATCCTGGTGTGTTTCCATAATAATAAGGTATTGGTTGTCCTGTTATAGGGTCATCATCTGCAACTGGTATAAAGTCACCTACACTTAAACCTGATTGTTCTGAATCACCAACAAAATAATTTACTAAAGGTTTTAAATTGTCTGGAAAAGCAAATGTACTGTTTATACCTTGTAAACCAGTAAAATCATAATTTTCAATTTCTTGTGCATCTTCAGCATTCATAGCTATTTGTGTAGCTATATTTACATCAAATTGTAAGTTGTGAAGAATACCTTTTAAATCGTTTATTTGAACTAATCTATCTTGATATTGTTTATTACTTTTTACAAAACCTAATGATGGTGCATCTAACATTGATTGTTCAAAACTTATGTTGCCTCCATTAAGACCGAAATCAACACCTTTATCCATAAGTTTTTGTATTGTTAAATTTTCACCTTGTCCTTCTCCTATGTATGTACCAACAACTACTACATTTATAATATCTTCAATGACATCTCTTACAGTTTTACCAATTAATTCATCAGGATTTTCTTGATACCAATTAACTAATTCATTAAATGTTAATTCTCGTTCATCCCTAACTTCTGATATATAAACACCCATTAATTATCTCCATATAGTCTGTTGTTTACTTCTCTAAAAAATACACCATAATACATACTACTCCAATAATAGTCAGGATAAGGGTACTTCTTCATTAATTCTAATGCAAAACTATGTAAATTAGCTCTTATTGCATCACCAAATTCTTTGTTTTCACTTATTAAATATGCACCTGTAAGAACATCTTTGGGGTCAACAGTTACACCTTTGTATGTACCACCTTGTTGTTGTAGTCTAACCCATCTATTTCTTTCTTTTAAATATTCTTGTAATGGTGTATTTGTAGGACTTTGATTAAAAAATTCATCATCATTCCACTGTTGTGCTTCTACTATTTTTTGTTTCCAGTCTGCAGTATCTACACTTTCACCTAATGAACCAAATGGAAGTACACCATACTC